TCTTCTCTACTGCTGCCTTGGTAACATGTGCCTTTAAATTAAATTCTTCATCATCTGTTTCTTCTGTAGCATCTTCAAATAAATCATATCCTTTATAGGTTATCTCATCTGCATTCTCAAAAGCTGCCAGAGCCATCTCTATAGCTCTACCACCATTCCATGTACCTGTTTCTACAAAAGATCTTGGCTTGTGAAATCTAATAATATCAGCCAGTAGCTTTGTTCGATTAGGTCTGATGTCAGGAGGAAGATCTTCTTCTGATAGAGGGAATATTCTGCTACCTTCTGAATCTCGTAGTGCTCTGTTGTTCTCTTCTAAATTAATTAAATGTTCTGAGAAAGGAGTTGCCTTTAATCCTTTCTTGGTATTGGAGGGGGTAAGAGTATGTACTCTCATACCATGTGCTCTATAGATATTTAATAATCTTTCAAAGATAAATGCATCATGCCATTCTCTATAGGAGAGAACTTCCCCACTTACATAGGCACCTCGTAGATCTCCCAAGATATCCAGAGGAGCTTGATGGTTAAGATTAAAGGCCATTAAACATGGGTTACTATATTGATCTGCTATATTCTCTACAGTTTCCCCACTTAAATGTACAATGTCTGCTCCTTCAGGAAAGAAGGACTCAACAAAGTCTGGTGTTAGAGCAGCTACAGGAATAATATTAGTATTCAACCACACTAACCAGCCACCTTCCTTTGTTTCTTCTGCTATTTCAAAGGCTTTCTCAGTCAGTGCAAATACTTTTGGAGCAGTGAGCAGGGCATCCACTCTCCAATTATAAGCTATAGTACCATTCTCAGTTCCATTGTGTACATCCATAACAGAACGGAAATCATTAAACTCTTTTACCTCATCTAAATTTCTATAGGTAATACAAGAAGGAAGATCATATGCTTCCAAAGCACAATCAAAATGATAGGCATGTAATTTAATATCTGGATGCCAGAACTTATCAACCCTTTGAAACATTTGATGTGCATGATCCTTCAAAGAGTTTTCATTGAAGGCTGTTACTACATTTATTTCTGTCATTAATTTTTTGCCTTTATTAAATAGTCTATCTTTGCATCAACCATACCATGAGCCTGTAACCATCGTGCATCATTAGTCCATTCAGCAGCATACTTTCCATCCACACTCCCTCTACACTCCCAACTTTCAAACCAAGGACCACCTGTGGTGAAGTGTACATTCTTGGCTTCCAGTTCAGGATCAGAGTGCCCGTCCAACCAGTTCCATTCTTCTGGTATTTGTCCTATATCTGATTCTTTATCTGGTAGCCATTCAAATCCATGAAGCCATCTACCTGATCTTGTATTTACATCATCTATAGTTAATACTTTATGTGCATCATGGGAACAATTAAACATCATAAGACTTGACCAGTTCTTTCTACGATAAGGTTCTTGTACTTTGTTATCCATCTTACTCCCAAGGGTAGGTTCATACTTGTGGTGAGTGCACCATAAAGGATAGTAATCCAGATCACATAGTTCAAATAATTCAGTTATATCTGTTCTCATGTACATATCACAATCCATGTATAAAGCCTTCCCTTGAAACATATTCAGGAAAGGAATAAGAAAACGAGTAAAGGAAAACTCACTGGAAAAAGGACGGCCATCTATAGTGTCATAGTTTTGACCGTCCATAGTAGTGTGTTCTCTACGATACAGTCCCATACGTTCCACAACATCCTTTTTAATAGGTAGTACTCTTACTGGCTTGGATGCTATACGTTCCAGAGAGAATTTTAATACTTGGTAGGCCATATCCTCTTTAGGATCGTACCCAATATAGACTGTATTCATAAAGTCTCCTTAATTAATTGTTATCAACTTTGGTCTTTGCTCTTCAGGAATATTTTCCTTTAAACTAATATTAAGAACTCCATCAGTTAGTTCAGCCCCTTCAACTTCAATCGTGTCGTCAAGTAAGAACCTTCTTTGGAATCCTCGTCTGGCAATTCCCTTATGAACATAATCAGAGTTATCATGTCTGCCTGTTGCATCAGCTTCTATGGTCAAGTTATTTTCTTTAACCTCAACCTTGATCTCGTCTTTAGTAAAACCAGCAAGAGCCATTTCTATGCAGTACATATCTTTACCAGATTTGACAATATCATACGGAGGATAGCCATCACCTCCATTACCAGAAGGTGCTGTATGATTTAATACGTGATTTAAAAGTCTGTCATAACCTCCACCAATAGCAAATCTGTTCATAGTATCTAAATTAAAAGTAATCATATCATTTTCTCCTTTGTTTGGAACCCATTATGGCATTCCAAGTGTATTATCTCACATATTTAGTTCTTTGTCAAGAACTTTTTAATGTCTGTAGCCCGATTTCTTCTAGCCACACCTAGTCGGCAGTGGTCGGGAGGCACAGACAAGCCTTATGTTAAATCCACTAGTTCACAAACACCAGCAGTACAAGCCAGTTCCTGTGATCCTGTAGTATGATCTTCCTTCTCGAACTCCTTTAGCAAAGACCAATCAATAGCTTTCTTAGGCATCTTACTTCTTGCCTTTCTAAATTCTTCTGGGGTAATCTCCTGATAGGGAGCTTGCTTATAGGTATGATCTGAATAGGGGAGAAAGGATACTCCAGACAGGTGGTCAAAGTTCTCCCAACACCAAGCACCTACTTGAACCCACTCACTTTCTTTAACCGATATGGTAACACTTGGTTTATGTTCACACCAATGTTCAGCATAGGTCTTCCAGATTTGTAGTTGGCTAATAGCACTCAGATCATTTCTGAATTTAGATTTAGTATCTGCTTTAATAGGAAAGGAAAAGACAGAGGTATGATCAGGCTTTAAAACGTCAGGCTCATGGGGTATTCCATGCTCCTTCATAAAGATAGTCAGAGGATCTTTATTATCTGCTCTGACAGTACGAATATAATAAGGGGAGTGTCTGGTGTGTATACCACTTGCACTATCTACCAGTTGACTTACCGTACCGGAAGGTTTGATGCAGGTAATGGCAGTTGATTGAGGAATACCAAGTTTCTCTGACCATTTCTTATTCGTTGTAATAGCTACATTACGTAGGTACTGCAAGTGTTCCTCAAGATAAATAATGTTGGCAGAGTAATTCAGTTTCTCAGGAGAGGAATTGAGAATCTTGCAATCCATAATCCCGGTAAGAGATACACCAAGTAGCCTCTCCTCTTCTGTATTTGTTATCCATCTCTTTCTTAGATAACCAAAGTCAGTTAAGGTAGCTTGGATTGTCCCAAGCAGAGTAGCTATACGTACCTTTCTGGCTAAACTATTACGATCATCCTTCGTCCTGCATACAACTTCAGTTAGATTACAGAACTGGTTGGGACGTAGGATAATCTCTGAGCAAGGGTTCGTACCAAACTCTATATCAGATACCCTTCGTCCATTCTGTGCAGCCTTCATCTGTGCAGACTGACGGTTGAAGATACCTCTCTCACCACTCTTGCTCTCATACAAGGACTGCCACTCATTCATGAAGACACCAGTATCAGGACGTTCTGTATAAACAGCAGAGTTATTAGCCAAGGTTCTCTCTGGATTAGTGTAGGGCCAAGCACCAGACTTGGCTGATCTCATACGATCATCGGATAGATTGGATAAGGAGATTAAAGCTGATCTACGTACTCCCCCTACAACTACCACATCTCCTATCTTACATACAATGTCATGGCATTCAATGGAGTTAAGTTTCCTACCTCTGGCTTCTTCAAACTTACGAATGGTAAAGTCAAACAGATCCACCAATGGTTGTGGTCCACTTGCCCTTCCACCAAAGGTCTTTAGTCTTGAACCAGCAGGACGTATCTTACTTGCATCTATCTTTGGTATCCTATTTGTATATAGGAAAGAGATAAGATCTTTAAAGGCTCTGGCCCATCCTTCTTTGGAATCAGCTATACTAATAACATCGTCTGTTCTTTCAAAGTCCACATCAGGAACGGTAGGAAGCTGATTAATATACTGACGTTCCACAGAGAACCCCACCCCTGTACCATTCATAAGAATATAAAGTATCTCATCAAAGGACTTTGGATTATCCACAGGTATGTAAGAACAATTATATCCTGCTATGTTCTCACGCTCCAGTGCTGGTCCAGCAGCCATTAGTGATCTCATGCTTGGCATTACCTCAAGAGATAGAATAGCATTCTTTATAGTTGACCAATCTCTTGTATCAAGCTGATCTTTAATACCAAGATTATTCTCTACATGATTACGAAAGAAACTAATTAATCTGTTGACAGTCTCATCCCATGTTTCCCTACGTCCTTCTTCCTCTAGCCATCTGGAATATCTGGATAAGTATATAAAGTTCTGGTACTCAGTTGGTAAGCTCATCCACTTTCTCCCCATATTCTAATTCTATACACAAATCAATATAGTGTTTAGCTTTTAACAGATCGTTTAATCCTTCTCCCTTCACACGATGTCGTGTAATATATTTTACTGCATTCCCTTCACACCAGTTAAGTTTATTAGCCATTATATATTCTGTGGGTTGTATTTTTAATTGACTGTAATGATCTCCCCCTACTTGATATTCTTTTGCTGACATCTTGCACTCCTATTTCCTATCGGACAATACTTTATATATTTGATATCTAAAATTTGTTTTCTGTTCTGAATGAATAACTTCATATGCAAACCCCCTAACTGAATCTGCCTCTATATTAGCACCATCACATATAAATTCAAAATTATCACATGTAACTCCAATACTACAAAAGAACCAAGCATGTGCTTTATCTCTAATTATTACATTTGTTTTGTTCGTCGCATCTAACAAAGCCTGTAAGATAATAGCCAAATATAATCTTCGTTCGGGAACTTCTCTATCGAACTGGACTATAGGGTCTATAAATAATACTTCATTTTTCTTTGG